GCCGGAAGTTCTTGATTATACCAGGTTCCAACGACTCCTTTAGGAGCAACAATTAATATACCATTTATTTTTCCTTTATCATAAAGCATAGCTGCATTATCAATCAGGACTTTAGTTTTACCTGTACCCATTTCCATAAAGTAGGCGTAGGTTTCCCTATTCCATGATTTTTCTAACGCAGTTAATTGGTGCGCATATGGTTTTGTCTTAAACTTATAATTCATTTTTACTTTCTAGTTGACAATATAAACATGAACATATATATTGTCAAGCAGGAAAGACAAATAATGAAATTAATTAAAGATGGAAAAAGTGAAAGTTTAAGACTTCCTACAGTTTATGTAGTTCAAGAAATAGCGGGCACTAAAGAAGGAAAGCCAAAAATAAATATTATGGGAGCTGCACAATATGGAGCTTTTAAATTTTTATTACCTGAACTTTCACAAATTATTTTTTCTCCTGGTCCTTTAATTTATAAATTAAGGCAAGCTTTAAAAGATTTTACTTCAAAAGATCATTTATTATTGACAGGGGATCCAGCAATTATTGGAGTTGCTTGTTCTATTGTTTCTGATCTTACTAGTGGTAATTATAAACTTTTAAAATGGGACAGGCAGGAAAGAAAATATTATCCTATTGAAATTAACTTATACGAGAAAGGAAAAATAGATGATTGATTTTGAAAAAGACCAACAGGAGGTCATTAAAAAAACTGATAACATACAATCTTTAGCTGATCAAGTTGAAAGATTAGAAGATCTTCAAAGAGATATAGAACTTCGAGAAGAAAATTTAAAAAAATTAAAGAAAAAACAAGAACATTTATCTGGAGAAATTATTCCAACTATGATGGCAGAGATGGGTTTATCTCATCTTAAACTTATGGATGGATCTTCAGTAGATGTTAAGCCGCATTACAGCGCCACTATTACACAGGCGAATAAAGAAGCGGCGTTTAACTGGCTTCGTCAAAACGGTTTAGGTGATATAATAAAGAATGAAATATCTGTATCATTTGGTCGTAACGAAGATACAAGAGCAGCAGATTATGCTGAACTTGCGAAGGGCCATGGGTTTTCACCGACACAAAAGTTGAAGGTAGAACCTATGACCCTGAAAGCGTTAGTCCGTGAGCGTATTGAGGCAGGTAAAGAAATGCCAACGGAAATTTTCAATGTATTCATTGGAAATAAAACAACAATAAAAAGGAAACAATAACTATGAACCAAGTAACAACAAAAAAAGAAGGAGCATTAGCAACATTTGATATGGAAGCTGATGCGAATGCCGGCTCTCAAAATATGGAACAGGGAAAAGATCTCGCGTTACCATTCTTGAAAGTTTTAGGCCAATTATCTCCTGAAGTGAACAAGATGAATGACAAATTTATCGAAGGCGCAGAACCAGGAATGATATATAATACAGTCACAAATAAACTTTATGATGGCAAAAAAGGAATTGATGTTATTCCTGTTTTTTATGAAAGACAATACATAGAGTGGCAGGACCGAGGCGCAAGTCAAGGATCTCCTGTAGCTATTCACAATGCCGATAGTGACATTGTAAGTACTGCAACAAGAGATAAATCATATAAAGATCGTTTACCTAATGGAAACTATTTAGAAAATACAGCAAATCATTATGTTATTTTTATGAATGGTCATCCCTCTACAGCTTTAATTTCTATGAAAGCGACTCAATTAAAAATTAGTCGTAAATGGAACTCAATGATGATGGGATTGAAAATGCAGGGTAAAAACGGATTATTTACTCCGCCAACTTACAGCCATATTTATAATCTAAAAACTATTCAGATGTCTAATGACAAAGGAACATGGTTTGGATGGGATGTGTCTAAAGTTGGTCCAGTTGAAAAAAAATCAGTGTATGAACTTTCTAAAAACTTTGCTACTCAAATTAGTAAAGGAAAAGTGGAAGTTAAACACGGGACTGAAAAAAAAAGTAATTCCCCATACTAACCTAATCCTAGGTAGTGGGCGTCAAAGCGAGAGTGGAAGCGCCCACTTTTAAAATTATGTTAGTTGCAAAATTTAAAGATATATTTAAGGGATTAGATCGTGCGCGTGGTGTCACTTATGTTGACAAAAAAGGCGAAGACGGTCAGAAGATAAAAGGTAAATCATTTGTAACAAGAGAAAAAGTTACTGATGATTTATGGAATAAACATCTTCAAGGAATTGAACCAAGTCTTGGTATCATTCCAATCAATGATGATAATAAATGTAGGTGGGGATGTATAGATATAGATTCCTATGCAGGATTTGATCATAAAAAATTAATTAACAAAATTAAAAATTTAAAATTACCACTAGTAGTGTTTAGATCTAAGTCTGGTGGTGCTCATGTGTTTTTATTTACAGAAGTTCCCGTTGAAGCAAAGATAGTACGAGATAAACTGTTATCCATCAGCGCAGTATTAGGTTATGGAGGGGCAGAAGTATTTCCAAAACAAATAGAATTAAAATCGCAAGATGATACAGGAAACTTTTTAAATTTACCATACTTTAACGGTGATAACTCAACACGATATGCTTTCAAAGATGATGGTAATGCTGCAACTTTAGAAGAATTTTATGGGATCTATAATAATGTAAAACAACTAGATGTTGGTTCCATAAAAGTAGAGAGGCCCGAATCAGAATTTTCTGACGGGCCTCCTTGTATAGAATCAATAACACAAACAGAAATTAAAGATGGAAGAGATAGAATTCTTTATCAATATATACAATATGCAAAAAGAAAATGGCCAGAAAATTGGCAGGCGAAGATAAATGCATTTAATTATAAATATTTTGAAAAACATCCTGAAGGACCTTTAGAAGATAAGATAGTTCAAGGTAAAATAAAATTTAATGATGGAAAAGATTTAGGTTTTAAATGTAATGAAGAACCAATGTGTAATCACTGTGATAAAAATTTATGCAGAACTAGAAAATTTGGTATAGGGGGTGAATCTGTATTTCCCTTACTTACTGATTTACAAAAAATTTTATTAGATGAACCTTACTATTGGGTCAATGTAGATGGAGAAAGAGTAAAACTAGATACAATAGATTATCTTATGGAACAAAGATTATTTAGAAGGACTGTTGCTAAACAAATAAATAAAAAACCAAAAAGAGTTACTACAAAAGAATTTGAAACATATGTAGATATGTTATTGCAAGGAGTAGAAGAAGTAGAAGCACCAGTTGGATCATCTAAAATAGATCAGTTAAGCAATCATTTAGAAGATTATTGTATTCAAAGATCAATTGGTTCAGTTACTAAAAAAGATATTTTAAATGGAGCAGTTTATAGTGAAGACGGCAAACATATATTTACTTTTCATAGATTCTTTCATGGACATTTAACTAAAAAGAAATGGAAGGAAGATTATCAAGTTACACAACAAATGCTTAAAGAACATTGTGGATGTGATGAAGGAAGAATGATCATAGGTAAAAAGAAACCTTCTGTCATGAAAGTAGATATATTTGATAAAGTTGAAGATCAATTTAGTCAAAAGAAATTAAAAGAAGAGGCACCCTTTTAATGAAGTGGACTAAAGAATATAGAAAACTTTATGCACGAGCTTATCGTATAAAGAATAAAGACACAATTAACAGAAACGCCAGAAAACGTAGAGAAAAAAATGTCGAAAAATATCGTGAAATTAATCGTAATTATTATGCAAATAATAAAAAGAAATATATGAGGCATCTTAAATCACCCGAAGAACAGGAACGATTAAGGCAAAGAGATAGAAAATCACATGCAAGAAATAAGAAAAAAAGAAACCAATATTCTAAAAATTGGCGTTTAAAAAATTTAGAGTATGTTGCTGCATATAGTAAAGCACGTCAACAGGATCCAAAAAATAGAAACCAATATAGGGCGTATTGGAGAAAAGCATTAAAGAAAAGATTAAGGGATCCCAATAAAAAAATGAGACATTATTTAAGATGTAGAATAGGAGATTTTTTAAGAGGAGAAAATAAATCTGATAAATCATCTTTAAAATTATTGGGATGTACAATTGAAGAGTTCTGGAAACATTTAGAATCTAAATTTGATCCCTGGATGAGTCGAGAAAATTATGGCAACGGAGGTTGGCATGTAGACCATATTATACCTTGTTCTAAATTTGATTTGAAATGTCCTCTTCAACAACAACTTTGCTTTCATTATACTAATACTCAACCTCTAGAGCACATTCAAAATTTAAAAAAAGGAACTAAAATATTATGAAAACAATTGTATTAGGACCACCAGGAACAGGAAAGACTTGGACTCTTCTTAATAAAGTTCAAGATTATTTAAAAAACACTGATCCTGATAAAATAGGATATTTTGCTTTTACCAAGAAAGCAGCCAATGAAGCTAAAGGTAGAGCAATGGATAAATTTAATTACACCGAGGATGATCTTCCATACTTTAGAACACTACATTCATTAGCATTTAGAAAACTAGGATACAATAAAGATCAAGTAATGCAGAAAAGACATTATGAAGATCTTGGTAAGAAATTAAATATTTTTTTAGATTATAATGAATACGATGAAGAAGAAACTGGATTGTTTACAACTAAGAGTGATTATCTAAGACTTATTCATTTAGCTAAACTTAGAAATATAACCTTAGACCAACAATTAAAAATGGGGGAACATAACACTGAAGTAGAGTATAAAACTTTGGTTCACTTAGCTCATGAATTAGAAAGATATAAAAAAGAAAATGTTCTAAAAGATTATAATGATATGATAATAGAGTTTATTAAATCTGATAGCTGCCCTAAATTTGATGTAGTCTTTATAGATGAAGCACAAGATCTTTCATTAATGCAATGGAATATGGCCAAAAAAATATGGAATAATACGGAAGATTCTTTTATTGCAGGTGATGATGATCAAGCAATTTTTAGATGGGCTGGTGCAGATGTGGATTCTTTTATTGCACAAACAGGAAAACTTTTAAATCTTACACAATCCCGAAGAATACCAAGAGCAATACATGATTTTGCTTTAGGTATCATTAAACGTGTATCTAAAAGAAGATATAAAGAATGGGCACCAAGAGATCATCAAGGTTCTTTAAAATTTCATGATGATATAAAAGATTTAGATATGTCTTCAGGCGAGTGGTATGTATTAGCCCGAACACGTCATATGTTAGATAACATGGAAGATGAAATAAGAGAACGAGGTTGGTATTTTGAAAACAGATTTAAAAAAATGCCAGAAAAAGATGCTGCTCAAGCTGCAGCTGACTGGGAAGTAGGAAGAAAAGGAACTCCTTTAAGCTACCAACAATTAGAAAGAATATATAATTATATGACACCACAACACGTTGACAAATCTAGACTTAAAGGAATGGCTAGAGAAAGTTTTTATACTTTAACAATGTTAAAAAAATTTTATGGATTAAAAACTGATGCAGTTTGGTATGAGGCATTTGACGACTTAAACTTTAGAAGAAAAAATTATATTAGAAGTATGCGGAGAAATGGTGAAAATTTAAAAGGAAATCCAAGAATTCATTTATCCACCATTCATAGCGTTAAAGGTGGAGAAAGACCAAACGTAGTTTTATTAACTGATTTAACTACCAATACAAATAGATCATATAGAAAAAATCCTGATGATGAGACAAGATTATTTTATGTGGGTGCAACAAGAACTAAAGAAAATTTACACATTATAAGACCAAAAGACTATGAAAAAGCATATCCAATGGAAAATATATAATGCACAATATTTCAAGCGAACTTGTTTTATTATCTATGATGACCTTTTATTTTGGAATTAAACTTTATTTGGCGTACACAATATGATTCATCCTTATGCAGAAAGCAGAAAACGAGCTAGAAAAAAATGGAGACAAAGTTATAAAGGTAAAGCATGGGACGCTAAATATAATCGTAGACCAGAAGTTAAAGCTAAAAGGCATGAATATTATATTAAAAAATTAACCGAGGACTGTGCTAATGAAAGATGATATTTACAAAAAACAGGTAGGTGGAAATCACTATAAATCTATGGTTATTCAGCCATCAGAATTTATTAACAAAAATAATATTCCATTTGCTGAAGGCAACGCCATAAAATATTTATGCAGGCATAAACAGAAAAATCAAAAAGAGGATTTATTAAAAGCAAAACATTATATTGACATGGCTATCGATAGAGACTATCCTGAAGAAGTGAAAGAGATAAAAAAAGAAAAAAAGAATTCTTGGGGTATTGTTAAATGATACAGTTCCCATTCTTCAAAGCTCAAACTGAATGGTTACCGCCAGAAAATTTTCCAGATTTATCTAAATATGATGAAATTGCAATTGACTTAGAAACTAAAGATCCTGATCTAGTTAAGATGGGATCCGGCGCTGTTGCTGGTAGAGGAGACGTTACTGGTATTGCTGTTGCTGTTAAAGGATGGTCTGCTTATTATCCGATTGCTCACGAAGGTGGTGGTAATATGGATAGAAAAAAAGTTTTAACATGGTTTCAATCAGTTCTGAACACAGAGTCTATCAAAATATTTCATAATGCAATGTACGATGTATGTTGGATTAGAGCTCTTGGTCTTAAAATTAATGGTAAAATAATTGATACCATGATTGCCGCAGCAATTGTTGATGAAAATCAAATGCGCTATGACTTAAACAGTTGTAGTAGAAGATATGTAGGTTATGGCAAAGACGAATCTGCTTTATACCAAGCTGCAAAAGATTGGGGAGTAGATGCTAAGGCAGAGATGTATAAACTGCCGGCGATGTACGTAGGTGCATACGCAGAAAAAGATGCTGAATTAACTTATGAACTTTGGCAAGAGTTAAAGAAAGAAATTTTACACCAAGATTTAAATTCTATTTTTGAGTTAGAGATTGAACTTTTTCCTTGCTTAGTCGATATGCGGTTTTTAGGAGTTCGTGTAGACGTAGAAGAAGCTCACAAATTAAAAGAAGAATTACATACAGAAGAAAAAGAATTGTTACAAAAAATAAAAAAAGAAACACAAGTAGATGTTCAAATATGGGCAGCGAGATCCATTGCGCAAGTTTTTGAAAAACTTCGCCTACCATTTGACCGCACCGAAAAAACAAATTCTCCATCATTTACTAAAAACTTTCTTCAAAATCACCCCCACCCACTAGTGAAAAGAATCGCCCGAGCCAGAGAAATAAATAAGGCCCATACCACATTTATAGATACCATAATAAAACATAATCATAAAGGACGAATTCATGCTGAAATAAATCAGCTAAGATCAGATAATGGTGGAACAGTAACTGGAAGATTCAGTTATTCCAATCCAAATTTACAGCAGATACCAGCACGAAACAAGGAACTTGGACCACGGATTAGGTCATTATTTATACCCGAGGAAGGCCATACATGGGGTGTATTTGACTATTCTCAACAAGAACCTAGGTTGGTAGTGCATTATGCAGCTTTACAGAATCTCTATGGCGTGGACGAAGTATTGGAAGCGTATCGCGATGGTGATGCCGACTTCCATACTATTGTGGCAGACATGGCTGAGATCCCTCGTGAACAAGCTAAGACTATAAATCTTGGTTTGTTTTACGGGATGGGAAAAAATAAATTACAAGCAGAACTAGGAGTATCTAAAGAAAAAGCTGAAGAATTATTTAAACAATATCATAACAAAGTTCCATTTGTAAAAAGATTGATGGACAATGTTATGAATCGAGGACAAGAGCGAGGTCAAATCCGTACATTGCTAGGACGACTGTGTCGTTTCCACCTATGGGAACCTACACAATTTGGGATTCATAAACCATTACCACATGATGCAGCGCTCACGGAACACGGACCAGGGATTAAACGTGCATACACTTACAAGGCACTAAATAGATTAATACAAGGATCAGCTGCTGACATGACTAAGAAGGCAATGATAGAATTATATAAAGAAGGAATTACTCCACACATACAAGTTCATGATGAACTTGATATATCAGTAAGTAATAATGCAAGTAAAATAAAAGAAATAATGGAGAACGCAGTTTCCCTTGAAGTTCCTAACAAAGTAGACTATGAATCTGGTCCCAATTGGGGTAATATAAAATAGAGGAGGACATATGGATAAAATAAAAATTCATGTTCAAAAACTATGGTTAGACCATAATGTTACAGTTATTGCTGTAATTGTGGGAATAGTTGTTGGCGCAATTATATTCTAATGATAAGTCATGGCTTATCTAAATGCAAATATACCTGTGACGTACGCACAGATCAGAAGAGAATATCTTTATGATCTTAAAAAACATCATGGCGAAGTTGAAGACTGCATTGTATTTGGGCTTTCGTCCATCACTGGTCGTCCGTTACTTTTTCATGCAATTATGGAAAATGGTGCGATCTTTTATAGGTTACCTATTTCGGCCTTTATTCAACGTGGTTTTCAACCGGAAACTGTTCCACATCAAAGACTTGA